GTGCATGATGAGAGTGGTAAGTGGGAAAAGCCTGATAACATATTAAACAACTGGCGTGTAACTAAAACGTGTTTGCGTCTTGGTTCTCGTATCATCGGTAAATGTTTAATGGGTAGTACCTCGAATGCTTTAGATAAAGGTGGTAACAACTTTAAGAAGTTGTATTTAGATTCAGATGTAACCAAGCGAAACAATAATGGTCAAACAAAATCGGGATTATACTCGCTCTTTATACCAATGGAGTGGAACTATGAAGGATTTATTGATGAGTACGGGCAGCCGGTATTTAATACACCTGAAGAAGAGGCTATAGACCCACACGGTGATAGCATTGAAGTGGGTGTTATAGATTACTGGGAAAACGAGGTTGACGGTCTTAAACAAGACCAGGATGCTTTAAACGAATACTACCGCCAGTTCCCGCGTACTACAGACCACGCTTTCCGTGATGAAAGCAAGAATAGTATTTTTAACTTAGCAAAAATCTACGAACAGGTTGATTATAATGCAGACTTGCGTAATACTAATACTGTAACACGTGGGAGTTTTCAGTGGGAGAACGGAGTTAAGGATACTAAAGTAGTGTTTATGCCAAACCCTCAAGGGCGCTTTAATGTGTCCTGGGTACCTGGTTTAAGTCTGCAAAATAAGTATATAGTTAAGAACGGTATCAAATACCCAGGCAACGAACACGTTGGTGCGTTTGGGTGTGATAGCTACGATATTTCAGGAACGACTGACGGCAGGGGTTCTAAAGGTGCATTGCATGGATTAACTAAATTCACAATGGAAGATGCACCACCTAGTACATTCTTTTTAGAATACATAGCTAGGCCTCAAACAGCAGAGATATTTTTCGAAGACGTGCTTATGGCTTGCGTCTTTTATGGAATGCCAATACTTGCCGAGAATAACAAACCAAGGTTATTATACCACTTTAAGAGAAGAGGCTACCGAGGTTATTCGATGAACCGACCTGACAGATTATGGAACAAGCTTTCCGTAACTGAGAAAGAAATAGGTGGAATACCTAACTCTAGTATGGACATGAAGCAAGCGCACGCTGCTGCTATTGAAATGTACATCGAAAATCACGTAGGTGTAATAACCGAAGGTGAATACGGAACAATGTATTTTAACGATACATTAAACGATTGGTCTAAGTTCGATATGAATAACAGAACGAAATATGATGCTTCTATTAGTTCGGGGCTTGCTATTATGGCTTGCCACAAAGATTTGTACAAACCGATCGGGGAACAACAAAAAACAAAACTAAACCTAAAGATTGCTAGATTCAGTCAGGACGGTTATACTTCAAAAATAATAAAATAACAATATGGCTAACGCAGTTGTAAGTAACTTTTTCCCAAGCCAAGTGGCTAGCGACCAAGAGAAGATGTCGCCGGAGTACGGCTTACAAGTCGGTCGAGCTATTCAAAACGAATGGTTCAGCGGCAACCAAGGGAGCGTAAGATTCAGAAGCAATCAAGATAGCTTTCACAGTCTACGTTTGTACGCACGAGGTGAACAGCCTATTCAAAAATACAAAGACGAGCTATCCATAAATGGTGATTTATCTTATCTTAACCTTGACTGGAAGCCAGTCCCTATACTGTCTAAATTTGTTGATATCGTTGTTAACGGTATTGCAGATAGGTCTTTTGATATTAAAGCATTCTCCCAGGATCCGTACGGCGTTGAAAAACGCACAGCGTATATGGACTCTATTATTAGAGACATGCAAACTAAAGAGCTTAACGACTACGCAGCTGAAGCATTTGGTATTAACTTGTACGAAAACGATCCAGCAGCATTACCTGAATCTAAAGAAGAGCTTGAGTTACATATGCAGCTCAGCTATAAGCAGGGTATTGAAATTGCTGAAGAAGTTGCAATAAACACGTTGTTAGATGGTAACAACTACGACCTTATTAAAAGACGCGTATACCACGATTTAACAACTATTGGTATTGGCGCAGTTAAAAATACATTTTCTGAATCAGAAGGTGTATTGGTTGATTACGTTGATCCAGCAAACTTAGTATACTCTTATACTGAATCACCATACTTCGAAGACATCTATTATGTTGGCGAAGTGAAGACTATTCCAATTAGCGAGCTTAAAAAGCAATATCCTGGTTTAACACAAGATGAGCTGGATAAGATTAAAGGCGAAGGTTCACAAAACCTAACAGGTGGTTGGAACAGGAGTGAAGTAAACGATAACTATTACGATTCAAACACAGTTCAAGTATTGTATTTTAATTACAAGACGTACATGAACGAAGTGTATAAGATTAAAGAAACAGCAACAGGTGCTGAAAAAGTAATACCACGTGACGATCAGTTCAACCCGCCAGCAGATGCAGAGGGCTTTGCTAAAGCATCTCGCTCATTAGAAGTACTTTATGAAGGCGCTATTATATTAGGTACTAGTACATTGCTTGAATGGGGTATTGCTGAGAACATGATGCGCCCTAAGAGTGATTACAATAAAGTAAAAATGAATTACAGTATTGTAGCACCTAGAATGTATAAAGGGCGTATTGAATCTATCGTAAGCCGTTGTACTGGCTTTGCTGATATGGTTCAGCTTACACACTTAAAGATGCAGCAAGTATTAGCTAAGATGATGCCGGACGGTGTTTATATGGATGCTGATGGTCTTGCTGAAATTGATTTAGGTAACGGAACAAACTACAACCCGCAAGAAGCGCTTAACATGTTCTTCCAAACGGGTTCTGTTATTGGTAGGTCATTTACACAAGAGGGTGATATGAATCCTGGTAAAGTGCCTATTCAACCGTTACAGACTGGTGCAGGTGGCCAGAAGCTACAAACATTGATTCAGACATATAACTATTACTTGCAGATGATTCGTGATGTTACGGGTCTTAATGAAGCACGTGATGGTTCATCGCCTGATTCAAGAGCATTAGTAGGTGTACAGAAATTAGCAGCAGCAAATTCAAACACAGCTACACGTCATATCCTAGATGCAGGGTTATTTTTAACAGCTGACACAGCGGAAGGGTTATCACTTAGAATATCTGATATATTAGAGTACAGCCCATCGCGTGAAGCGTTTATACAAAAGATTGGTGGTTTCAATGTAGCAACATTAAGCGAGCTAACTGAACTGCACTTGTATGACTTTGGTATTATGCTTGAGTTGTCACCAGACGACGAAGAGAAAGGCATGCTAGAGAATAACATACAAACTGCATTGTCTGCAGGATTGATTGACCTAGAAGATGCTATTGATATTCGTGAGGTTAAAAACCTTAAGTTAGCTAACCAATTGTTAAAGCTACGCCGTAAGAAGAAACTTGAGCGTGACCAACAGATGCAGCAAGAGAATATTCAAGCACAGGCGCAAGCAAACGCGCAGGCACAACAAGTTGCAGCGCAGGCCGAAGTACAGAAAGACCAAGCACTGTTCCAAACGAAAGCACAGCTTGAACAAATGAAAGCTCAGATCGACCAGCAGAAGATGCAACAAGAGGTTGAACTTAAGAAAGAGCTTATGGCTTTGGAGTTCCAGTACAACATGCAGCTTAAAGGACTAGAGACAGAAAATCAGAAGTCTAAAGAAGCGCAGAAGGAAGATCGCAAAGACGAAAGAACTAAAATACAAGCATCTCAACAAAGTGAGTTGATTGATCAAAGAAAAAATGATTCACCACCGAAGAACTTCGAATCCTCTGGAAACGATATACTTGGCAGTGGGTTTGGCTTAGGTACCTTTGAACCTAGGTAATTATAGTAATAACAATTTTATAATATCTTATCATGAGTGAAGAAACTAATCCGGTAGCATCTGTCGACGACGACGGTACTATCAAACTAGACTTACGACAAAATGCCGTTCAAGAGCAAAGCACAGATGAGGTTCCTGTACGCGACGAATCCGAAGTTAGCGAAGGAGTACAGAGCAAAACGTCGAAGAACCAGTTGCAGAACCTGCCAGAGAAGAAGAGGTCGCCGTTCAAGATGAACAACCTGTTCAAGAAGAGCAAGTAGAGCAACAACCTGTATTACAAGAGATTACAGACGAACAAGTTGAAGAAGCTGCAGTAGAACTCGAGGAAGAAGTTGAAGAAGCCATTGCTGAAGCAGCTGAATCTGGCGTAGAGCTGCCGGAAAACATTCAAAAAGTTGTAGACTTTATGAGTGAAACGGGCGGTTCGTTAGAAGACTATGTAAAGCTTAACACCGATTACGCATCGTTAAACGAAGACCAGTTGCTTCGCGAGTATTACGAAACAAAGTACAGCGCTTACGACAGAGAAGACATTGACTTCTTATTAGCTGATAAGTTTTCTTACGATGAAGAGCTCGATGACGAACGCGACATACGTTTAAAGAAATTAGAACGTAAGCAAGCATTATCGGAAGCTAAAACACATTTAGACGGATTAAAGTCTAAATACTACGATGAAATTAAGATGGGTTCAAAGTTGAATCCAGAACAAAAAAAAGCGGTTGAGTTTTTCAATCGTTATAATAAAGAGAGTGAGGAAGCTGCGAAAGTTGCTGAACGACAAACCAGTAGGTTTAAACAAGAAAGCGCGAAAGTGTTCAACGAAAAGTTCGAAGGTTTCGACTATTCAGTTGGAGACAAGAAGTACCGCTTCAAGGTTAACAACGCTGGCCAGGTTAAAGAAACTCAGGGTGACATTAACAACTTTATCAAGAAGTTCTTGAACGAGAAGGGGGAAATGAAAGACGCCAAGGGTTATCATAAATCGCTGTTCACAGCTATGAACGCTGATCAAGTTGCACAACACTTTTATGAGCAAGGCAAAGCCGATGCAGTAAAGGATAGTATGGCACGCACGAAGAACGTGAATATGAATCCGAGAGGGGTTCATGAAGAAGTCACGGCATCTAACGGGTGGAAAATACGCGCAGTTGATAGTGGGCAAAGCTCTTCTGGACTCAAGGTTAAGTTTAAGAAATAATAATCCATTTAAAATAAATAAAAATGGCTTTAGCAAACACTGGTGCTGCACTACAGCACTTAACTCCACGTCCTGTTAAAGGATTGTTCGGAGACAATTACTTGTCCGTGGCTGACATGGACTTTACACAACAGTTCCTCCCAGAGGTATACGAGAAAGAAGTTGAGCGTTACGGAAAGCGTACAGTCGGCGGATTCTTGCGTATGGTAGGTGCTGAAATGCCAATGGCCTCTGAC